GTTGCGTAACGGCAACTGGTCAGGGCCACGCAAATTCGTGAGTTGCGGGGCGAACCACGGTTCGTCCCGCCTCACGGCTTATAACCCCGTGGATTATAATTGAACGTCACACCATTCACACCCCAAGACGCAGACTCAGGACCACTGATTTTTAGTTGAACGGCACGCCCCAAACCAAGGCTATTGCCACGGGCAACCTCAGAACCAAACGACGACACCCACTGCGACGGCGAACCCAACCCAGAATACCCGCCAGACGGCACATCAAACTGTCGCTTTAGAGTCAACGAATCCCAATCCCGATAAACAGCCACATTCAAATCATATGCCGCAAACTCACGATTCAACACAAACTCCGGTCTACGCCAAAACTTTTTAGTGGATGCCGAACCGGCATCCTGCCACGACGTAACATAAAACGACTGAAACGGACTGGAATATCCCAACACATTATCCGTATACAACGTCCGATCAAAAAAGAAAACCTGCGGCTTAGTCGGATGAACAAACAACTCGTAAACCCTACTAGAAGAATCCACAAAAATAGTTCCAGCACCCAAACCGAAACCATCAGCAATCTGATATTTAGTCCAAGCACCATTCTTACCCAACGTGGAATCCCACACATACGTCACAGTCACATCATCCGACTGGGTGGCACCATCCCACTTCACATCAGAATCATCATAAGTGACACCAACAGCATCAAACGTCAAACCGCCACCAGCATACAAAATGCCGGAATCCCTATAGTTGACACCAATCATGCTGTACGTTTCCGAACTGGTGGACACACCAGTCGGCAACGACACATACACCTTGCGGTTCACCGCAGACACCTTGACCTGTGCCAAAGCCTCATCGTGAAACTCGTTGATATCAAACAACGGACGCAACGGCTCAAACATATACTGAACCGAACGGCCATCATACTTGAACAAACCATTCTGCCCGTCAAAAAAGAAGATGCCCTCTTCTGTCTGCGCCACAGCACTGGGGCTTACAGCACCCAACTCCTCAGTGATCGTAACCACCTGAAAAGTATCGTCACTGTAGCCGAAGATGGCGTACACTGCGTGTTCTTTGAACACCAGCATATGACCCGAATACGGCACCAAAGCCGTAATCCCACGACCCCCACCAACAATATCAATATAGTCCTGTTCACGCCACGATTCAGGGAACAACGGGTGCGAGAAACGCACCCGATCCGGATAATCAACAGCATCCTCACGGGTATATGCCACCCACAGCCGTTCGCTGTGCGTGGCAACATGATGAGCCGCAGGCATAAACCCAGTAGTCGGAGACAGCAGATCATCCTGCCAGTTCCCCGTGCCGCTAGCAGTCAAACTGGTTTTGGCGGCACCATCCCACTTGTGAGAACCAGTAGCACAACCACACGCCACATACACCACATCGTCCGAACCGTCAGACCAGCCAGCAAACCCAGCCCCAAACACACTAGAAGCAGTGCTGATCGTGGTGTCAGTAAACGTGCCGTCATCCGAATAGTAGATCGTGTCGTTACCAGACAGCAACACCTGAGGAGTTCCGGACTCCCAGAAAAACAGGTTGACTGACCCACCCCAGTTTTGCGGTAAAACACCAGCAACATTGCCGGTGCCCCACCGTTGCAACCCACGGCGTTGAAACACTCCGCCCCGTGGATCAATGTCCACATTCAACAAGTCAGGCGACTCGTTCTTACTCAGGTTGAATACATCAGCCCGAAGATTCAGGCCGCCCGTAAAATCCTCAATGGCAAAAGCACGGAACGCCATCAGATATCCAGAGAACCCCAGCGATGCTTGTGACCGCCAGTAGACAGACGCAACGGAGCATAGGACTCTGGTTTCATAATGTCACGGCGTGCAATCAGCACGCCGTCATTGAACGCACGCTCATACTCAGCCGCCATCTGAGGAGCCTCCTGCGCCCTATAGATTTGCGACACAGCATAATACACCAACGGCAAATCAAACTCGTAAGGACCATCCACAGTCCCACCGGCAGTCACCCAATCATTCGGATGCCTATAGGCCCGTGCCTTCAGCGTATATACACCGCTGGGAATTGGGAACAGATGGAGTTGTCCCGCCCAAAACGCCACATACATTGGACGACCCGGAGCATCAGAAGCCCCAATAAAATAATCTTCAGCCATATCATAAGAAATCCACTCTAGCCGAACATTCACATTATCGACCAGAGACACAACCTCACGGATATCATCATCCGTATAATCATTCACCGTATACGAACGTTGATCCCCAACCGTATCAAACTGAAACGAAACCTCCAAATGAGGCCAGCGTCGTTCCAAATCAAGAATCCGGTTATAGCCATCACGGATATACAAATCCAGCAAAGCATCCGAAACGTCATCCGTTTCGGTTTCAGTTATCGTGCGGGCGTTATCACGAATCTGCTGTAGAGTCAGCCTTGTCATCGCCATCGCTGTCACCGCCCTTCTTCTGAATAGACCTCAAGTGACCCATACAGTATGCGGTGCCTTTGGCACGCATACCCTCACAAGTATCATCATTGGCCGAACATTTGTTACCCCGACCCAGATACGGTGCGGACGGTGCCGCAACACGGGCACCGTCCATATGCGCCAACCGTGCATCGGTTGCCGGTTGTCCGTACAAACTGTAGGCGGGAACTGCTTGAATATCGCTCATCATCTATAGATGATTCGTTCTACCTGTCAGGCCCCGGCTCATTTACGTCGCCGACCAGCCGCCGACTTCTTACGAGGAGCACCCCCCGCAAACGCAGTACGGCCACCCACAGTTTTTCTCGGATACTTCTCAGGATAACGGTCAGGACGAGTAGACTGAATCCCACGACTATAAGAACGAACCGCACGACCATACGCCCTAGCCGGGGCTGTCACCGTATCCCAAACATCACCCAAATCAATAGCAGGTTTCTTAGCCATGTTATCACCTATAAGCGATTTATTTCAGTCAGTCCCTATAGGCCCGATCATCCTTGTAACGCCGATTGCGGGAAGCGGCACGATCACGCTTCTTCTCGGTAGCCATAGCACGACGCTTATCAGAACGCTTCTTCTGAGCCGCCTTATCAGACGACTCACTACGACGAGCACGATCCATGTCAGCCGAACGAGTCCTGCGTGCATCACTCTTGGCGCGTTCAGCGGCACGATCAGCGGCACGACGACCAGCATCACCCTTCTTCTTTGGTGACATCGCAGGCGAACGACCAGCCAAACCCGAACCGCCACCACTAGTGGCCTGACGAGGAAGCCGCTTCTTCTCGGCAGCACTAGTGCCTTTAGCCGACTTCTTCACAGGAGCGGTACGGGCAGTACGACCAGCAATCGTAGACGGGGCTTCGCCGGGACGACGCTTTGCCTGCGCATTTTCCTTTGCACGTGTAGCCTTACGAAGCATAGAATTTCCCAAATCAATAGGGGACTTAGCCATATTATTCTCCCAACTAGGAATGATCAGGGGGAGAGGGCCGTAGCCCCCTCCCCCAATAATCATCAGATTATGTTGATCAGGCGGTGCGGCCAGTCAACTTACCCTGCTTAGCGGCGTTACGGCAAGTAAGGTTGCCGTAGCACATGATCAGAGCGTAACGGGCATCCAGATTCTCAGGACGCACGAAATCGGTCTGTTCAAACCACTTGCCGGAATGACCGACCAAAGTCAGGTACTTGCTGTTCAAGAAGTACATGACACCGGCCTGACAGTGAACGTCATAGGTGACCGGAGCCGACTTGAACAACAGGTTCTGGAACCCAGCGTCAGCCGTCTTGGCATCGGTGTACCGCAACTGCGGCTGAAGCAACGACTCGTACTTCTCAAAGAGAGTCTGGGTCGTCAGCACCATGTCGGGATGGTCGTTACCAACCGACACCGAGTTGTAAGCGGTAGCCATGTCAGCCAACGAGAGCGCACCAGCGGTGCCCTCCTCGTAAGACTGCCAGAACTCGTTACCGGCGGTCGCACGGTTGATGCCACCGACAGTGCCAGCCGAATCAACGATAGCGGCCAGACCCAGCCAGTCCTTGCCGGAGTTGCCGGTGCCGTCAGCGAAGAACATCTGGTTGAAGCCCTCACGCATCGACTCCTCGGCCTGCATGATCTTGGCCTCAAGAAGGTTGATGATGGCGGCCTCGCCGTTGTTCTTCGCCTCTTCGATACCGGAAATGGCGATGGACGCAGCGTACTGCTTCCACTCGTACTCGGCGGCCGACATGCCTTCCTGAGCGGTCAGGGAGATCGTGTCGTAACCGGAGTACGAACCGACGGTACCGTTGAGACCGTAAACCAACGGCTCCACGATCTTCGTGCCGCCGTCCAGCATACGGATACGGCCCTTGTCCATCAGGAAATTCGTCAGGGGTCGGGCGGTGAAAATGTTGTCCGTCATCTGATCCCGGTAATTAGCGAGAGTAGTTGACAGCAACGAATCAAAGTTGGTGTTACCAGCCATGATGTTACCTCTATTCTAGGTGAAATGGTGAATAATAAAAATGGTCACATACCCATCTGATTCTTGGCTAATGCCCAAGCATCATGAACGGAACCGATCTTACCCACCGGAACATCTGACGGACCATTAGCGGATGCTCCACCTTCCACAAAACTTGCGTCACGTTTCGCATCAACAACCTGCTGGTTCTGATCCTGAATAATCTGGTTGGCTTGTTCGCCAGCCCGAATCTTCTGAACCAGACGATCATAAGCAATCTGCTTGTAGACCGCCTCCAAATTTGTGGTGCCAGCATTTAGTGCCGCTCGCACCACTTCCTGTGGGTTGAAATCTTCATATGTGTTTTGCAGACGGACAATTTCTTTCTGCAACTGATCGTTGGCACGCTCCTGCTCATACGACTGGATACGTTGCTCCGTTTCCCAAATTCGTTTCTCCAAAGGATCATCAAACTCAGGTTCGGATGGCGCATCCTGCGCATCCGCAATCATTCGTTGTGCTTCCGCTACCCCATAATGTCGGGACAGAATTTCCAACGTCTGCTGTGGATTAGATTCAAGAGCCTGTTGCAACGTCTGTGCGTACTGCAACTGTTCCCTCTGCTGAGACAATTCCTGAGTCTTGCGAGTATAATCAGCCTGACGTTGATATCCCTGAATGGCCTCATTGAAAGGCACATCCAGTTCTTCACCGTCAACCTTGACCTTGACGTACTTTCCGTCGAAAGCACTGGTGTCAACATATTCGTATGATTCAGTTGGTGTCTCTGCGGCTGTCTCTGCAACAGTTTCCCCGCCCACACTAGGTTCGGGACCGGTTTCAACAGCAATATTTTCGTCAGACATCAAGTCTCCTATAATAGAGTCCAATAAGGTTGCTCTATATATGGGTGATGCCGTTCTAAATCAGGCTGGCGGTGCCCCCATAGGCCCGCCAAATAGCCCCAGAATCGACGGATCAATACCGTCCAGTGGTGGAGGACCCATCATCGGATTTGGGGCCGCAGGAGGCAAACCAGCGGCCTCTGGCGGCATCTGGGGTGCGGGGGCCATCGGGGGTTCAGGTGGTGGTGGGGGTGCCGCCATGAACATTTCGGGATTCTTCACACCAAACCCGTACTGCAACACATAGGCACCCAACTTCTGTACGTCTACAACACCGGCAGAAACAAACGGGGCCATAGCATCAATCAACTGGATAGCGGACTGGCGACGGTACGCTTCGTTCATCGGCTGGGTAGACCCAGCCGCAACCTCAAAGTCGAACTCACCGGCAATATAGTCACGGTCAAACGTGACCCACATCGGCTCACCGTCCTTGGCGGTGATCCGGGCCACCTGCTCACCAGTCATAAACTGTTGAGCCAACTGAAGAACACGACGACCGACGGCAGAGACAGCGATCTCAATGGTAGCCAACTTGTCGGCGGTCCTAGCGTTAGCGGCATCCTGAATAAGTGCGGCTTCGGTGGCGGTGCGGCGAATCTCTGATACGCCGCCACGCATAAACTCTGTGACACCGGACACAAGTTCAATATCTTGACGGATCAACTCCGACTGGTTATAGAACTCTGGCGGGTTGATCAACGCCGGGAACGGTGCAACCGAATCACCCAACGGCCCATCACCCGTAACCGGCACCATCACATTATCGTCATCCGATTCCAACGCCGCACGACCATTACTATCAAACGAAGTTTCACGGAACAAATACTTGCGTGCATACCGCTTACGATGATTCATCATCTGGGTACGAGTCTCATTCAATTCCCGTTGCATCGGCTCAATCGCTTCCAAATCCCCAATAGGATAGAAATGATCAGGCACATCATAGTTACGGATCATCACAAACGGATGACCAAACGAATACGGCATCTTCTTCGGCTTGATCAAAAACCCGTCACCAGCATCAGCGAACACTGACACCATGTTATTCTTCAAATCGTAAAACTCGTAAACATCCGCATAGCCCTCGTCTTTGTCGTGAACCTTGCGGGACGACGGATCATCCGTATAGCGGGCGTATGACACGGCATCCACCGTGTCACGCACCGCCTTGGCGTACCGTTTATCTGTACGGACATCGTTCAATGTGCGGCGAACCCGGTGACAAATCCACTTGGCATCATCCATGCTGGTCGCATCCGGGTCAATAAACACATCGAACGGTGAGACACGCTCTACGAACGGCTCATCCTTTGTGATAACCAAAGTCGTACTAGCGACATTCTCCTCAACATCAGCATCCGACACATCTTCAAAGTCACCAACACGTTCCTCCTCAACATACCTGTAGCCGACCTTCAGCCAGCCGTGACCAAAAATCAGGAAATCTTTGACGGCCCGACGGAAATGCTGTTTGAAGTTACGGTTACGCCACCAATAGTTCACCACCGCCTCGGCAATAACTGCTTGTGCCGCATTATCAGGATCAACAGCATTCACCGTGATCTTCGGATAGTTCACAGCAATCGACGGCGAAATAACGTTCACCGTAGAAAACGCCAAGTTCACCAGAATACGGTCCTCCTCCGTATAATAGTCGTAATGCCGTCCACGATACAAGTCCACCAAACGTCGCCAAGTATCATCATAGGCTTCCTCACGCCGCCACCGCTTGGACTGGGTAATCTTTTTGCGATACTTGCCCAGTATCTCGTTGTTGCTGGGGCGTGCCATCAGGAAGCCAACCAAGACTGGGCCATGCGTCCACCCAGATTCCATACGGCAATCGCACCAGCGATTGCCGCCGCCTTGAAGAACGACACATCAAACACGGCGGCAGTCAACGGTGCCGCAGTAGCACCCGCAACAAACGTAGCAACCGCCCGACGAACCGACTCACGATAATCCATATCAACTCTCCCTATCTAGGTGCCACTCAATGTGGTCATCCAACCGGCCATCAATCTTATCAACCTTGTGATCAATCCGATGCAACAGATCGCTGTTGCGAGCATGATCCTTATTGTTTTCCCGTCTGGTCTTTTCAATCAACGTAGCAATAATCCCGCTGGGGGCCAAGACAGCCAGTACGATCTGCAACCAAGACGACATGGCAAATCAACTCACCCGTTCTGGCACCACGCCATTAGCCTCAGCGTTGCCCAAGATATCACGTTCCCGTTCCCTGAGGGTCGGACCATGAAAGTTGTCCCTACCGTAAGTAAATCCAAGGTTCACCGACTTCACATGACAGCCGAAACAGATCGCTCCCCGGCGAGGAACAACATCAAACGTGAACGTTCGGCCACAATTTTCACAAATCAAAGTACCCATCATAGATATATCGTGCGTTCTAAACTAGATTTGTGCGGCTTTCCGCACATTATGAGACCCAATCGGCACCCTACCCGGAGATTCATCACGGGAAATAAACTGTTCCCACCAAATCAAACTATTCTTAGGCGGAGTACGATCCGGCATATACTCAGGCAAATACACATACTTCAACATCTGATTTGCCAAAGCCAACGAAATCACACGGTCATCATGCGGAGACCCGGACATCCTACCGTTCTCCTTGCGAACATACGTCCGCAACTCCCCGATAGTCAACTGGCACAACACCACCAACTGTTCGTCACGCAACGCCGCAGACAACTCATCAATCATCAACGGCTTCGTGCTACTGGTGGTGCGCCACCCCAACGTATCCGTCGGCGTAGGCCGCACCACACCCAACTTACGTTGCCGATAAATATTCTTATACCCATAACCCTGAAGAGACTTCAGGGTGGTCAGACCGTGGTTGTTTGATTCGACACCAATCAACGCAGAGTTATACATCCACCCCAACTCCGCCAACATCACACCAAACAAATCTGGTGCGATATGCCCATGATAATGGGCAACCACAACACCTGTCTCTGCATCTACAACATGAGCGGAACTGTAGTCGCCATGCGACAACCCTTCGGCAACGTCAGCACCAATCACATATATACCGCCCTCCGTAGCCTCCTCCCACATGCTGAACGGCCCCTCAGATGTCGGAGACAGAACAAACTCCGCATACTCAGTTTCATTATATTTCAGGTCTCCGACATCCGGTGCTTGCACCGGCATGTCGTTCAACGCATCAATATCAAAGACAGGGTTACCCGACTTGATAAACGCTTCCTCAGGAGACCTAGGGTACTCTTGATGCAACTGCCACAACGGGGTAGTGCGTTGCTTGACTTCGTACCATGCTTCATCCCGGTCACCCGCAGACCACGGAAAAAATAATCCGCTGAATAAATTGGTTCCCGTTTGAGAACCAACCCACATCTGATGAAAAAAGTTACCAGACCCATTAGCCGTACTGAGAGTGATGATACGACCGCCCACATCAGCGATCGGCTCAATGCTAGCCCACGCCTCCTCCGAATTCGGTAGGAACGCCATCTCGTCCACAATCACCAGATACACCGACTCACCACGGGCAGGATCATTACTGGACGGTAATGATTCAACAGCCGACTCGTTATCAAACACCATCTTCAACTGGTGATCCGTAATCTGCGACGGGCCACGTTCTTTCATCCACTGAGGTAGCCAACGGTAACCGTACTTAGATTTCTGCAACAGTTTGGCGGCTTCACGTTCCGTTCGGGACAACATAACAATAAACCGGTCAGACCAGAAGAACACCAGCCAGAAAGCGTATGCCGCCGCCAACGTAGAGAACCCAATCTGGCGGGCCTTTAGGACAATGTTATATCGGTTGGTGTGCCACGCTTCAATAGTCTGTTGCTGGGCTTCCCGCAACTCAAACAGTATCCGGCCCCGTTCCGGGTGCCGGATAAACCAATAGTTCTCACAGAAATAGAAGAACCCTTGGATTTGTTCTTCGGGGCTGTCGCCGCCTTTGCAGGAACGCCATTCACGTTCCAACAACAATTCATTTAGTTCCATAGAATTTTACTGGGGTACAGTATACGGCTTCCGCTTAGACCACTTGGGAGGCAGAACAACCAGCAAATCCAAAGACTTGCCTGCGTTCTTCCACAATGCTACATCCAACGAACCCACCCCAGCAGAAGTGGCGGTCTTGAACGTCGTAGTGAAAGCCGCCACAGACGACCCACCAACACCCGAACCACCAGCAGTACGCAACGAAGCCTTGGCGGACACAATCGTGTGTGTCCCAACACCAGACCCGCTGGCAGTCTCAATAGCGGTACGCAAACCGGTGGCTGTCTGGGTTCCGCCGCCGGACCCTGTGGCCGCATCAACAGCGGTCCGTAGTCCGGTGGCGGAGTCTCCAGCGGTGGCACCTCCGGTACCGGTTGCGGTACGGGGAACAGTGACAACACCGATGCTGGTGGAGGTTCCGTCGCCAGCACCGCTGGCGGTACGGAACCGCATCTTGAAACTAACGGTGGAACTGGAACCTAGACCTGAACCGGATGCGGTTTCTTGAACAACGACAGCACCCTGATATGAGGCTGATGTTGACCGGTAAACAATCGTCGGATCGGTATAGGCGTTCTGGATTGGGCCAGTGCCTTCAAACGTGACGTTGGGTGTGTCGTAACCGTAGGTGTCGTCATAAATCAACGACATGATTACGGCTCCTCAGCAGGCAACTCCGGTTCCGGTGGGGCCACGAACTCGTCAAGGTCAGGATCATAGGTGTAGCCGATACCGGCATATGCGCCACGGAAGTTTCCGTTGTATGAGGTCTGCTTCCAAGTGCCAGCCAAGCCGAGAACGTCAGCGATGAACGCCTGTCCTGCGGACTCGTTGTCGGGTGCAGGGTCCGGTGCTACGTCATCAGAAATGACGATTACATCTTCTACGTTGTTGTTCTCAATGCGTGCGAAATGTGCCATCAGTTCTTGAACCTCACTAGGACAATGCCGGAGCCGCCTGCGGCACCGTCGGCACCGCCGCCGCCACCCGTGTTGGCCGCACCAGCAGTAGCAGAACGGACACCGTTGATCTTGCCGTTGCCTCCACCGCCAACACCGCCAAGACCACCAGAACCGCCAGAACCGTTGGAGTTCGGCTCTCCACCGCCACCACCGGCATAGTAAGTGGTAGTGGCCGATTCGCCACGGAACGCAGACGCATCCAAACCAGCACCGCCAGCACCACCAACACCACCGGAGGAGTTTCCGCCAACCGCACCAGCACCGCCACCGCCACCGGAGTTGTAAAGTCCGCCAGAACCACCATTATTGCCGCTAATGCCATCACCGACGGCGGGGGTGGTGTAATATCCACCTCCTGCCCCCGATGCTCCCTGTCGGGGCAGTTCGTAACCTTTCATCGTTCCGCCACCACCGGCAAACGGTTGACCACAACGAGAATGAGCGCCACGGGTACCGTTGACCGCTCCCCCACCCCCAATCGTCACAGTCTGATTAGCGTCGAAATAAATCTTGGAATATTCCCGATAGCCACCAGCGCCACCGCCACCAGCCGACAAGGTTCCAGAGGTACCGCCACCTCCGCCACCACCGACAACGATAACATCAAACACGCCAGCCTTAGAAACCGTCAACGTGCCAGACGAAGTGAACTTCAACAAAGTGTACGACTCTCCGCCAACCGTGATTGAACTGCTGGTACCGCCAGTAGCGGTACCGTAATTTACAGCGCCTCCACCACGAAAAAAGATTGCAGAGGACGCAGATGTGAAGTAAAGACTTCCGCCCTCCCACTGTCCAACGTCCAACGAACCAGCAGTATCAACCGTCGCAGTACCAGCCGTAACCGTCGTCGTACCAGCACCAATGTTATGAATCCACACCGTGTCACCAGCCGCAAACACACCATCATCAACAGTGATCGTCGTCGCACCAGCGTTATTCATAACAATCCGCTTATTCACATCAGCGGCAACAAGCACATACGAGGCTGTCTTAGTCTCAACAGGACGGGACTCTAGGTTTGCAACCTTGTAATCCAAAGTAGTGGTGACAGCCGAACCATTGACACCAACCTTGGCTTCCAACGCCTCAATAGCATCATTAGCGTCGGCATGCTGGGTGTCATGCGGCGGACTATCAAGAGTGTCAACAGCAGTTGGATTCGTAAACGAATCCAACCCCGACGGGAAACTAGTTGCCATCAGTTATTCTCCAATCCGAACGCGGCAGAAATCTCATCAACCGTCAAACCCAACGCCGCCAACTTGTCAATAGCAGACTGACGAGCCGCCTCATGGGCGGCCACAGCGTCCTGTGCGGCTTGTTGGACTGCGGGCCATGCCGCATCCAACTCGGCCTGAGTCGGCTTGAGTGTATCACTTAGCCATGTGAGTCCGCCATAGGTGTCACCGTCCAGCGTCCACAAAGCGTCGGGATAGTTGGCGGTCAGTACGGCGGCGTAGTCGATCATGCTGACACCTCCATTACCACGATTGTTGAAGAAGTGCGAAGATACGCAACGTTGTTAGTGTCTGCAGCCGAGCGGTTGACCGCTAAAGTTTGCGTAGTTGTTTTCGCATTGCCAATCTGGACCGAATACGTCGTCGCAGATGTTGTAGCGGGACTGTCTAAATACGCTCCAGACGTACTCACGGCGTTTCCGACTTCCGAATAGTTTATTCGTGCAGCGCTGAAAGCCGTAGTTCGACTACCGCTAGCGCCGCCAGAACCGATTTGTGTCGCTCCCCGCAACAGCCTAATAGTTATATGGCCTTGAGAACTGGTGACTTGCGCCCCGTTCACGTCAACCATCACTAAAATCTTGCTAGATGCGCTAGTCGGTGTGATTGTTGCCGACAAACCAGTTACAGAAGTAAACGCACCCCCCCCAAGAGAAGCAGTAAACGGGTCGGTCTTTGTGGTGGACACAACCTGCAAAATCTTGCCCGTGACTAAGCCAGCAACATCCGACTCCAACTGGGCAACCTTATAATCCAACGACGACGTAACAGCAGACGAATCCGCACCAACCTTCGCCTGAAGCGCCTCAACAGCATCATTCACATTCGCATGCTGAGCACTATGGCTAGGAGAACTTAGCGAATCCGAACTGGTCGGATTCGTCAGCGTGTCCAGCGACGCAGGGAAACTAGTAGCCATCAATCAACCTCAGTCCAACGTCAGGGTCAGGCTGGTGATCTGGAACGTGTCCCCCGCTTCAAGGCTAGCGGAACTAGTCAGAGCGCCGGTCCACAAACAATTACCGGCACTGGCGGCATCCCAAGCCGACCAATGCGACACAGTTTCCGTGGTGGACACATTCGTCCAAGTGACGTTCGCTGTGGTCACCATCGAACCACCCGACGCCGCACCGAAGGTGGCGGCTTGACGAGTCGTTTCGCCAGCAACATTAGCGGTCCCGTCCTCACCGGGATCACCAGTATGCAACTGCAAATAAGGGGTGGCAACAGAGAACGACGTACCGCCAATCGTGTCCAGCAGTTTGTTCTCAGCATAATTAGAAATCGACATAATCATCTCCCGAAAGTTTCGGTCTACTACTATGGGTGAGGCGTTCTAAACCGGATTCGGTGAAACGCCCACCCTTCGGTTGAGCCTCACCATCACAACACGAATCCTTGTAACCGCATGACGGGCAACGCCACCGGCAAGCAACCGACGGATAATCCTCACCACACTGGATACACTCAACCAAATCCATTACACAACCTTCAAGTTACGCAACTCACGTTCCTTCTTAGCCGCATCCAAAATCAACTGATCCAACTCGTCATTCGACAACTCGGCCATCGACCTAGCGGCAGTTGTCTCCGCCGACGGAGGAGGAGTCAACCGGTGCGTAGCCTGAAGATACAAATTAGCCGCCCTAGTGTCACCCTCGATCGCTTTGTTGTACAACGCATCCAACAACTGTTGAGTGCGTTCCGGCGACCCCTGAAGATCATCGACACGTTTCTGCCACTCCCGCCGAAACACATCCTTCTTCTCCCAACGCCTAACGGTCGTTGGGTCCACGTTATTCTCCCGACAGTATTGCGCTTGTGAAGCCGGAAGCCTGTCACCCTTAGGCGTTAGGAGCCAGTTCAAATATTTTTCTTGCCGTTCGTCTAGGGTGTGCGAACGGTCGTCGTCGTTATTGTGTACCATTACCTATAGTTGAACCGTTCTACGAATACCATGAGTAGAACGGTTCACCCATTAGTGTACCATTACTATATACTATACTATAGACTATAGACCATAGGCGGAGACAGCAATGCCGTATGACAAGAAGCCGGGAAAGACTGGTGCCAAGAAAGCGTCTGGTCCGGTGGCGAAGAAAATCAACGGCGTTTGGCATCACAAGATGCCGAACGGCAAATGGATGAAGGGGAAGTCCCACAAGTAATGCCAGCGAAGAAACCCAAGTCACGGGTCAACGAAGCAGGGAACTATACGAAACCTGCGATGCGTAAACGTTTGTTCAACGAAATCAAAGCCGGATCAAAAGGTGGGCCTCCCGGCAAGTGGACGGCACGCAAAGCCCAAATGTTAGCGTCACAATATAAAGCATCCGGCGGAGGGTACAAAAACTGATGGCTAAAGCGAAGTCTCAAAAATCTTTGGACAAGTGGACGAAAGAAAAGTGGCGGACCAGTGACGGTAAGAAAGCCCAGCGGGCTGGTGGCACCACCCGCTATCTGCCGGATGAAGCATGGAACAAACTGACACCGGCACAGAAGGCGGCTACAAACCGTAAAAAGCAGGCCGCATCCCGCCGAGGCCAAGGTGTAGTAGCAAATGCGCCAGCCGCCAAGAAAGCATCCAAAGCAGTCCGCAACCGAAAGACACGATAATGGCCGACAAAGACCCCAAACTAAAAAACGCTGGCGTATCCGACTACAACAAACCGAAACGCACCCCGAACCATCCCACCAAATCATGGATCGTTGTAGCACGCAACAGTTCAGGACAAACCAAAACCATCCGATTCGGACAACAAGGAGTCACAACCGAAGGAAGTGACCCCAAAACCGAACGAGGCAAAGCACGACGCAAATCATTCCGTGCCAGACACAAATGCGAAACCGCAACCGACATCCTAAGTGCAAGATACTGGGCGTGCAAACACCTCTGGTAAAACTCCGCAACCTAATCAGCGGAATACTAGTGGCATTGACAGCCATAACAATCGCCCTAGGAATAACAATATCATACAGTGCGCACACCACCCTAAAAAGAATGATAGGTGGGGGTATCCAAAAACCAAAATAGGATGCGCTCTGGCTCTATGGTATTATATTAGAATCCAAGTTGATGGGCGCGCCCCCACGGGTACCCCGGTATGGGTGGCTAGTGTCGGTCGGGTTGTTAGGCTGACCTAACATTTACCGGTAGTTTCCCCTAATGTTGACTATAAAGGTCGCCTATCGTCGGACCATAGGCTAGGTGAACGATCCACCACAATGCGGGCACGATGGGCGCTCCGATGTCTGTATATTTATTCGTGGAATGTATAAAGATTCATGAAAAAATCTCTTGACGTAGGTTCCGGAATCTGCGCATAATTTCTTTAGTCCCACTGAGGGGATGACATACAGACGGAAAGGATGGGTTATGGAGATGTTCACGGTAACCATGGAGGTGGGTGTCAACGCCTCTAGGTTTGATGAGTTGATGGATTCGGCAATGGCCGGAGGTATCAACTACTGGTGCGATGGTGTGCGTGTCATGGATGATGGTGGTTCGTACAAGGTTTATGTGGATGATGTCTGGCATCTGGTTAATAGGAATGTGGTGCGTTATGGTTTGGGTTTGTTGGCCAGTGCTTATCCTCATCGTTTTATGGAGTTTGTGGATGGGCAGGATGACGCAGAGGTAGCAGATATGGTGGTTCAGTTCGGCTTGTTTGGGGATGTGGTCTATGGCTAGAGTTTGGCTAGGATTTGGATGCGATGTCGAAACACCCACGGTTGTGGGTGTCTGGTCGGGATGGTCTCCGATCACTGATGAGATAGACCATTAACTATTAGACATAGACAGAGAGGAAACAACAATGGATGAGACTTACAATGGTTGGGCGAATCGTGAGACATGGGCGTTTTATCTCCATCTGAGTAACGATCAAGGGTTGTGGGAATGGGCAGGGGAGCGTGTCGAAGATTCCCTTTCGATTCTTGCTGGTGATCGTGATGGTGTGGCGTGGGTTGTGGGTGCCAATATGGTGGAATCAGTGGAGGAACTTTGGGATGAGTGTGAGGGTTCGGAGTGGGTTCGTCTGATGCGTTCCGATGTTGGTTCAGTGTGGCGCATTGATGCTAGTGAGATTGGTCGTCATCTCATTGATGATTTGGGGCAGGATTGGAATGGTGGCCAGTGATGGTTATGGATGCGACTAGTTGGGCTTGTTATGATTGTTATGCGTTCATGGTGAACGGGGAACTACCAGAGGACGAGGACTGCGCGTATGTGGTGCGTGATGCGGTAAATAGTTTGCCGCCATATTCTCCGGGTAGGGTTCATGGTGTGGACGGTTGTGGTCATGATCATGAGGATGATCATGACGAGATGACTGAGTGTGAGACTAAGGATTTTAGCCAGTGGTGGTGTGATTGTTGTAGGTCTAGGTTGGGTGGCTATAGGTTCGCATTTACAATGGATGCGTAGATAGAAAACATATATATAAACCAGAAAAGGAGAATAGAAATGAGTTATATTGTGGATATGGCAGAGACGGGATGCGTGATCGATGGCATCCATGGCATCTATGCTGGTCAGTTGTTGTGCCAGTATGCTAAGGCGCATGGTTGGAGTGTTCCAAACAATTTTGTTTGGGATGTCGATAGCCATGATCGTGATTGGTTGGAGGATTCTGCTATGGATTTTCTTAATGATACCGTTGCTAGGCGTGGCTATATGTTTGGTTGGTTTGATGGGAATGTTATGTATTGGTCTGATACTGATTGGGAGGCTATGTGATGCGTATTGATGATGTTTATATCGAACGTGCTGGTAGTGGTTTGTGGTGTGCCAGTTCGATGGTGGGTGGCTATAGGGTTCACGTTAGGTTTGATTGTAAACCAACTGTCTCTAGGGCCAGGGAGGCTATTCGTGTCCGGTATTTTGAGATGCGTGCTGGTTTCTGATGTGGTGTGGTCACGGTATCCACTGCTGGTGTCTACCGTGATAACAATAAACAATAAACAATAGGCATAGACAGAAAGGGAGAATGATTGTGGGTACTTTTATGGTGTTGTTGGGTTCTTTTAGTGTGGGTTGTTTGGTGGTTGTTTTGTTTGAGCAGTCGAAGGAGATTCGTCGTCTGCGTTGTGTGTGTGCCGATTTGATTTCGGTGAATAAGAAGATTAGAAAAGGGGAATGGTGATGGATGTTCAGTGTGGTGCGTGCCATGCGACCTTGACAGAGGACGATGGTTTTCTGTGTGGGTTGTGTTCTAGTTTGGCACCAGATGTTGGGTTTGTTTCTGGTGACACTATTGCTGGTTGGTCTAGGGATTTGTTGGAGTGGGCGACCGATAGTGATTACCGGTATTGTGGTGATGGTGTGTTTTGTGATGAGCATGACCAGTTTTGGGATGCTGGTGATCTGTATGATTACATGATGGAGGTCCGTGCGTTGGCGAAACGGTAATGTTTTCGTAACATGATTGTAACATGATGGGTCTTGACACAGGTTTGTTTTTATGCTTTAATGGTTTCATCACGGAGGTTCCGTGATGACAAACAGAAACAGAAAGGGAATGTAATGAAACTTATCACTGCGATCATTTCGACCAGTGCTCTGAATGATCATCTGGACAGGTTGTATCCCTGTCATAGTTATCCTGATCATGACCATGTTGATGTCGAAGGTGCTTTCATCTCTGTCATCAGTGAGGGTGAGCGGACATCGATTATTTCTATCTCTAGGGTTGCGTTGGAGGAGTTCATTGACGATTTGGATTATCAGATTGAGTTCACTGATATCCCTCAGTATCGTGCGCAGTGTAAGCGTGCGTTGGCGAAGTTGGTTTCTTGCAGAAATGGAGAATGGAAATGAATGAGAAAAACTTTGAGGTGTTCGCACGATGGGTGCGCCAACAGTGTGAGTATCGTAATGCTTCGGCGGCATATAGCGCACGTTGGTTTGCTGAAACTTTGACTCAATGTGCCGAACGTGCTGAGGCCGGTAGGGCGGAAGTTGAGTTGGGTTCGTTGGGGCCGAGAGTGATCAGTGAACTGGAATCTGCGAGAGTTATGGCGGAGATTTTGGAGTGGGTCGAAATGATCGAAGGCAAGGAGGACAACTAGAGATGAGAAACATGGATTTAACTTTATTCGGTGAAGTTATGGGCGCACGAATGTGGGTGCTTATGGCGCACGGTGATGGTGACGTAACATTTCGCAAAGGTCTTAAATGTGCGTTCGGTATTGATATGTGTACCAATTATGCGGAGGGTTTGGAGGTCAGTGTGTATGATGATGCGGATATTCCGGAGATCACCGTGTTGCCGATCTGTATAGCACACAAAGATTTTGATGGGCCGGACCCGCATGTGTCTTTCATTCCGTTTCCGGTGGGCAGTGATGAAGTTATGGAGTGGTTCAGATGAGTGATGAGAAACGGCAAGTAACATTCACCGTCGAACAGATCGACTATCTGTTGACATTGACCGGCACACTGCTAGACAGTTACGCTGAACGGTGGCCGTTCATGGATGAGGTCGAACGTCGAACCGGTGACATGGTGGCAGACATCGACAACATTCTGTTCGCCACCGGTTCACCTACACATTCATGGTCGGAACGGTGGGACGCTGTGCGTGACCGCACCCTGAGGCTGGTGGTGGATGATGCCACGGAATAGAATCAAAGGTGGGACAACGTATCGGTGTCCTGCTTGTGGTACGACCGTAACAGTTCTAGTCCAATTGTCTGCGCCACCTACTTGTTCACAGCATACGGGTGGTGGCCGACGCATGGAGGTGGCCGATGGGCAAGATGGATTGGTCTGACGGTGGGCGTGTCACGCCCTACCGTTTAGATCGTAGCAATGAGGCGTTGGAACATGAACGCAAAATCGAACAGTTAACTTTAAGGAAGTACCGTCAGATATGTGAGATGTTTCCTGACAACACTTTCTGTAAATCTGTGCTGAGACAGATCAAACATCAGGGTTGGATAAGTAAAAGGCAGGCTCAAGTTTTGCGCAAGATGGAGGCAAACAATAGTGGTTGATCAGTGTGGGGTGGAGGAACATCCTGAGGATTGTTTGTGTGACGTTGTTATCACAACGCCAACACCAGTGAATGTCCGATCGGTAGCAGAGTTGTGGGGAGGTCAAAGCATTTGTAACATTTTTGATTTGGCTGGCCCGTGGGAACCTGACAACCTGCTACAGTTCTTTGAGAAACTGTTGTACGGATATGACGCTCATCGTGGTTCGGTCACCAGTATTCGCACTGTGCGTCCACGGTTGATGGAACGTGCCGGTAATGAAACGTTGCCTTCCTATTGGAAACGTATCCGTATGGTGATCGAAGATACCTATAGGGATTCGCCGGACGCTAACATTCTGGATGTGTTGGACATGCTGAACATCAGCGTTGAGGAGTTCCGTGATTGTATTCTGTTTAAACGTTTGACTCCGGACTGGGATCGTGACACTTTGGTGGAGATGCAGGGTGATGCCCGTAACAGTTTGGGTCACAACAAGTTTGCCCACAAGTACGGGCTGAATCCTGACAAGGGCAGGTCGGGCGATATTGTTTATGGTTTGTTGGGTGGCACGTTTCGTGTCCACCAGTACCGCAACGGCGATGACCCTGATAGCCCGAAGAATGTGCTGGAACGTTACGTGTCCGACAACCCTGACGTTGACCGTGATATGATCACAGCATGGCACAAGCACACCTTCCCTGAGGTGTCGATGTCAACACGATCTAAGCAGGTCAGTCGTGCCCTAGAGAAAATCAGAGGAGAATCATGAGAGCCGATCACGAAAACAAGCAGGTGTTTGTCCGCCAGTCATGGCTGGGTGACACGCTGATCTGTCCCCGTCGTGGCAAGTATGCTATCACCCTGCCACAGATGCGGCGTGGTTCTAGCGAAACTGCGTTGGGTACAGCGTTCCATACTGCTATTGAAACCATCCTTCGGGATGGCCCTCAGGATGGTTATGCGGAGACAGTTGGCCATGACCTGATCGCTATGGCTATTGATAATGGTATGGGTTCCTATCATCATGAGATCGGTCTGAATATTCTGGTTACTCAGGATTGGTCCAATGAGACTGTCTATGCCTTATTGGAATCTATGGTTTCGGCATGGGTTCGTGATATCTCCCCTCACGTTCCCCGTGGAGGGGAGATTGAAAAGAAGTTTCAGTTCCCGTTAAACGAGTTTGCGATCAACGGTTACAGCATTTTCATGGAAGGCACCGCCGACTATCTGGCACCGGACGGCACGTTGTGGGATTGGAAAACTGCTAAGCGGAAATACTCTGCCCGTGAAAAGCAACTTCAGTCTGTTCAGGCTTCGATGTATACGATGATGCTGGCACAACAGCAACAACGTGATGAATATTTATTCAACTTCGGTGTGGTCATCAGGTCAGAGAAATCTTCCGGTCACATCACGACCGTTCGACGGACATCGAATCATCACGGCTGGCTGGCACGCCAGACCGTGGGTGCGGTGAACGCCATGTTCTCTGCCGGTGATCTGTTCATGAACGACAACCATTTCTTGTGTTCACAGAAGTGGTGTCCGTGGTACAGTGTGTGTCGTGGAGCGCACATCACAGCCAGCGACGACATGGTGGTTGACAGTCCCGCAACTAGCACTGTATGATTTCCCCCCAGTCGGGGACGGGTTCCTCCACCGTCGGTATCTTATTCCTTTCTGTCCCGACGGCCCGTCCCCGACACCTTTCTCCAAACAACAACAAGCATCTAGGAGGATGCAACATGACAATCACTAAAGACCAATCCATCATCACTCAGGTGGCCGCAAAGATTGCGGCCGACCTTGTGCCTGACGGTGGAGACATTACCGCCAACATCGCTAACTGGGCTGTCGCTTTCGACGCAGTTCTGGACGGCATCATGTCGGCTCACGCTCAACCTGCCGGACCAGCGACCGTTCCGACCTCCACCCCTGAGGTTGCTCTGTCGGACCCCATGTCACTGGTTCAGCAGGCGTTCCCCGGTGCCGAGCAGGCACCAACCAACAGCACCTTCAACATTCAGATCAAGGGCACCCAGCACGGCCCTCTGCCTGACTGGTTGCCTGCCGCTTGCGCCAAGGCCGGTGTGTCCGCCATCTATGATAACCGTGATGGTCTGGCACAGAATCCCCGTCGCCCGTGGTTCAAGGCGGCTGACGGCACGAAGAACGCCAAGGGTGACGACGTAGCCTTCTGGCCGCCTCGGTGACCGATGGACGAACAGACGCTCTCCGATAGGTGGGCGGCGGTAGGGCGGGGAGAGTCAATCTCCCCGCCCGATTCGTCCACCGGCAAAACTAAACCTGCCGACAAGCCGTCACTGTATAAGCCGTTGGCTGATGCGGTACCGGACTATGTGCATTGGGCACAGCACCCTGACGAACGAATCTATTTCGGGTTCAACGATCTAGACATGCAGGTTCGTGGTGTGGCCCCCGGCGAAATGTGTTTGATCAACGGGTTCTCCCACTCCGGCAAGACATTGTTCCTGCTACAAATTCTTGTGGCTAACCGTGACAAAGTTGTCGTCTATTTCTGTCCTGATGAGCCACGCACGTTGACGCTGATCAAGTTGGCGTGTCTGGTGCACAAGGTTCCCGGCAAGCAGTTGGAACAGATGATTTCTGATAACGACAAGGCAGGGTTGGAGATGTTGGAAACGACAGCCCGTGAATGGTTCCCGAACCTAGCAGTGTTCGATCAGTTCATGAACCTGAGCGACATGGAAAAGTCTTTGATCGAAGTGGACACCTATTTGGGTAAGCCAGCGTTGATGGTGTTCGACTATTTGGAGTTGTTGTCATGCGGTGAAGAAACGGTGCCCGCCAAAGCGAACACGATCAAAGCGTTCGGCAAACGACACAACATACCGTTGATTGTTCTGCACCAGTCGTCACGCACCGCAGGTGCGGACGGCAAGAAGCAAACAATCTCGTCCGGTGCATACGGTGGCGAACAGCAAGCGTCACATATCGTCGGTGTGCGACGCAAAAAGTTTGAGATCGAAGGCCAGATCAGGGATATCGTTGAGAAACTGGACAAGTCGTCCGCCTCTGAACGTCTACTGGAACGGTTGGACATGCTCAGATATGACGCACAGTTACATGAGAACACGGTCACGATCAACCTAGTGAAATGTAAACGGCAGGACGCACACCTGTTGGACGACATGGACTACGAGATTGAGGCCGGTACCGGCCGCCTGCTACGGCTGGCCGGTCCGGTGCCCCCCAGCATGACCGCAGAAAATGTCAAGGTTGAAACCGATGACAGCGACAACGACTACAGCATGGTGCTGGCCGACTGGTGACATGCCATGAACCCGACCGTCGATACATTCGTCCGTCTGTTCCGTGGCCGAGGCGACGTATACGGACACGACGAAGGCAGATGCGTCAAGTCAACGCTGACGGATGAGCATTGGCGTGACCACCTGACCGGCGTGTCCGGCATCGGTATCTACCCTGCCGTCCCGACACGCACCGAAGTTATCTGTGCGTGGGGATGCACCGACATCGACATCGAAGATCACAGCCAAGCACTACTGTTGCAAGACACGTTACAATCCGCCGGTATCACCTCATGGGTGGAACGGTCCCGATCCAAAGGCTACCACGTGTGGATATTTGTATCGTCGCCTGTCTCCGCCGAATCTATGCGGAACATGCAGTTGGTTGCGCATCAGGTTGCCGGTATGGACCCCCGTGAAGTCAACCCGAAACAAACCGATGTGTCGCTCACCAAGTACGGCAACTATGTTCGGCTACCATATTTCGGTGGCATGAATGACACGCCTGCTCGGCGTGTCATCATTGACCGTGACGGACAACCGATCCCGTTAGTCCAGTTCCTAGGTGAAGCAACAGCAACAGCGAACGACCCTGATCTGGTGGACCGTATCGCTGGCATGTATCAGCCGCCTGTGCATCAGCATGTCGTGATCGACACGGGTGACCCTGATCTAGATTTGGCATCCAGTTTGCGTGAGGTCAACGGTTTAGGTTATGTGATCTGGCGTGACGGTCCGTTGCCGGGGCATGACCGGTCACGCACACTGGTCAGGTTGGCTTACGTGTGTCGTGATTCCGGCATGTCCCCATCGCAATGTGGTATAGTTATCCGTGACGCTGACCGCCGTTGGGGTAAATTCCATGAGCGTGCGGATGGTGATATCGAACTAGACAAGATTGTAGTTAGGGTGTACCAGTGAAAAAGCCGCCGTTCAGTGACGACATATTCTTCAGGGAACTGAAGATTGGTCGCGCCCATGAAGTTATTGTTGGCGAAGCGTTGCGTCGCCATAAGATCAAATGCACGTTTGAAACAGAGGTGGAATGTGATTCAGATTTTGAGGAACGTCAAAAGAAATATGCGGGATCGCCTGACATTGTTTTGGCTAACGGTGATGTCATCGAAGTCAAATCACGAAATCTAGATTTCGATGACGACCCTGATAGTTTTCCTTATCCGACAGTTTTTGTTGAGACTGTTTCAAGTTGGAAAGGCCACAAGCCGACACCCCTTGCCGTAGTAAACATCAGTCAAATCACCGGAGATATGCTGGTGATTATGGGATATGATGAACCGAACTGGACAGCGGAGAAAAAGTTTGACCGTGTGCGAGGCATCTATGATACTTGGTATATGGCAGACAAGGATCAGTTGGAATCGTTCGACTTCCTAGTAGGTTATATCAAGTCTAATGCCACGAAGAAAAAGTAATAAGCGTCCGTTCACGTTCACCGTTGACCAGCGGCCAACAGTCAAAGGCCGTCCCCGTCTAGGTAGGCGTGGCCGTGTGTTTACACCGGCACGCACGTTGGAAGCCGAAGCGTATATTGCGGCACTGTACGAGAAGTTGCGTGGCCCGTTCTATGGCGGGCCTGTGATGATCGAAGCAGTGTTCCGCACATCGGAAACAGAAGTAACTATCAGCCCGTTGGAGGAGGCACATACATCTAAGTTGCGTGGTGATACCGACAACTATTTGAAGTTGTTGTTGGACGGTTTGAACGGTGTCGCATTTATTGACGACAAATGCGTGATGATTGTTCGGGGTGAGAAACGGTGATAATCCCGGAGATTACCCCGGTTGAACCGTCATCGTTCATAGAACAAATGATGATGCTCGCCGAGGCGGACATCATCGACAATGAAACCAACTGGTCCATCATAGATATCGTCAATCAAGAGGTAAACAATCTGGCGGAGACAGACCGGATGTTACTTCAGTTACATTTCTTTGAACGTAAAACGTACAACGAGATCACGGAAATCATGGAATACAGTTCCAAGTCAGTAGCATGGTATGCTGTGCAGAAAGCATTGGCGTGCCTGCAAGTGAAATTGTTACGCCATCCAACCATCAGGGAGAAACTAGGTGAAACTAACAGAGATTGAGTGGGACATGGAACGTCCGTTGGGTAAGTTCTCATGCTGGGAAGATGCCGCCGAGTTCGAAGTAAACTATCTGGACACGATCAGTGTGGACCGTGAGTATTCGCCCCGTGCGATGCAAGCCATCGGACTGACATTGGCTACCAAGGTCAGGTCAGAGTCCGACACTAGCGGCCTGTATAGTTTGATCAAGTTGGCTGGGCATCATGCGGCCTGCACCCTGAAGTGGAACGGGCAGTGGGACCCGGAGGACATGCACGACATTCTGGTAGCCAAACAGAGAGACTACGGGCATGGCAACATCAACCGTTTCGGTGTTGTCGGTGTTGCCGTCAGACTGTCCGACAAAATTGAACGCATCAACAATTTGACTGACCGTGGCGCACAACCAGCAAACGAATCGTTGAAAGATTCATGGATCGACATTGTGGGCTACTCATGTATCGCCTGCATGTTGGAAGCAGGATCGTTCCGAATGGGGCTGAAGGAGGTGGCCTAGTGTGGCTAGACAAGTACGATTGGCGTTCGACTTTGAAGTAGAAACCCACAGTGTCGCAGAACTATTCAGACGGCACCTAAGAAACTATAATGTGGAAGTAGGATACGGTGAACATGTCAACGGTATCCCATTGGATACCGTGATCATCACAAGGAGGGAACAATGAACCGCTACCAACAGTACCTAGATAGCGTGGGCAAAGGCCCAGCCGAACTAGAACCGCACCTGCTGGAAGAAGAATTTGAGGACAGCCTAGAGTGCGCCAACGCCCGTGCAGAATGGGCTATAGACAGCACTGCCGAAGCACACTTCACCCACTCCGTCTACTATGAAGATGCCTTCTACAGATGGTTAGAGAAGATGGCGTGGGAAGCGGACTGGCCGTAATGAAATATCTCATAGGGCTAATACTGTATACGTTGTCCACATGCCAAAGCACACCCGACGCTCAACAACAACGATGCGCAGAGTGGGAACCTGTGTTCGCCCTATATGACATGCCGGTAGACAAGTTCTCTTACATTGCGTGGCGTGAATCAAGATGCCAACCTGACGCACACAACGGCGACGATCCCGGCACGGGATCGTATGGTCTGCTACAACTAAACGACATTCATTGGAAAGATATGGACGTTCGCCCCCACCTGTGGGGCAACGTCAAAAACGACTGCCAAACCAGCCACCATACAGACGGATTCAACCCTGTCAAAAACATTTGCGTCGCATCCTATTTGTACGCCAAATCAGGGCTAGCACCATGGGCAATGTAGATGACGGCTGGGAGGACAACCCACACTGGCAAGAAATGTCCGAACGGCTAGACGAAATCGAAGAAGAAATCGAAGAAGGATTCGGAGTCGAATTCGAAATCTCCGTATACGACGCTAAACAACTGATAGAAGTCTACGACCGTGCGACAGACGGCGACACAGCCGCCATCATGCTGGTCATGTTAGAGTTCGGCAAACTCGTCAACCAACTCAGAGAATACCTAGACGAAACCGGCTTCTAGAATCAGCCCAGACCCAGCCTGTGTAGCCCAACTGGCAGAGGCGGCGCACTCAAACTGCGTACAGTGTGGGTTCGAATCCCACCACAGGCACTAGACGCTAGACGCTAGACGACGGCTTGCAAATCGACCAGCACATGACAAGGTGCGCTAGTGAAAATGTCAATCTGCCCGTTCGTCACCGGCACCCACGCACTGTTCGCAATCGTATGACCCTTCACAAAGTTGACGTTCGACACGTTCGGAACAATGGTCGTCCCAGACCACACGGTGATCCAGCCGTCACCGGCAGGATCAACCGCCGTAATATTCACAAACGCCGCCTCACAACTTGTCACACGAACACGACGGGTCTCACTCTTGCTGTGTGCGCCCATATAGCGTGAGTCATAGACACGGACAGGGGTAACAATCTTCATCTCATAATCCTTTGAATAGTGAATATCGATGGCGGGTTGCTCCGGCTTGGGCCGGTTCACTTGGAACCGTGCCCAAGAATCAGGACGCATAATGTTCAAATCCAAATGGGACGACGACGCACCATACGTTTTGCCACGGAAATTGCCGTCAGCAGAAAACTGCCAAGCATCCCACTGTGACCAATCATTCGGCACAGCAGGCTGACGGTAACGCATAGCAAAATCACCCCACTGGGTTACCGGAACCGGAGGCTGAGGCGTGGAATAACGGGCCAACCACAACGGACACTGCGAAACATCAGCACCCTTCACAGCAGGATTCCAAAACCATGCCGCCGTATAAATAACCGGTGACACACCCAACCGTTCCTCCACCAGACGCACACCCTCAGTAACCGACTGGCCGATCTCCGTCGGCGGCTTCTCATCGCCATGCTCAACGTCAATCATCGGGATCAACGAAGCACCTGTCTCCGCATGAGCACCCAACAAACGATCCACCTGATCCTTAGCGGTATACTTCGGTCGCCAATAAGTGTATAGGCCGAACGGTAGACCGACCCGTCGGGCACCTTCGGCATACTGATCCAACCGTTCATCTCTACGGGTGCCGTTATAGGCACGCATATAGACGGCATCGACACCGGACGCTTTCATAACATCCCAGTCAATGTTGCCTTGCCATTTTGAAACATCAATAAATGTACGCCAACTCATTCGCTCAACGCTCCTGCAATCCTGCCCTGTTCACGCATCAAATCATTAATCTCTGCAATAATACGTTTACGTTCTTGCGACTCCGTTGCTCTAGTCGACTGGAACACATCTATACCGACAGCCTTCGAACCAGTCAACAAAGCGTCACGTTCAAAATAATCTTCCGGTCCACCCAAAACACGTTGACCGGTTTCTTTCAAACCGGTCGCCTGAGAAATAGCCGCAATATAACGCTGAATATTCTGCAACGCTGGCAACGCCCCGCCAGCAATCTGAATATCCTTCTCCTTAACCAAACCTTGTTTGAGTGCTTCACCACGATCAGACACAGCCCCAAGCAACACACCCGGAAAATCAGTGACCCCAATCTGCCTGTAATCTTCCGAATACGGATAACTAGTGCCAAACGCAATGCGTTGACCAGTAATGTATTCAACCAACGCCCTAGGCAAAGGACTGATTTGACCGGCCAAACCAGACACACTAGTCAACCCGGCAATATCTTCACCGACAGCAACAAACGGCAAATCCAAATTCAAAAACCAGTCGCCAACCGGCACCGGCATCTGACGGACACGCCACCTAGGCAACCTGCCATCATTCGCATCACCAGACCCACGCAACTTTTCATACGCCCTATACGGGCCGGGACGCACAGCCTGATTCACCAACTGCAACGGAATATTGCGACTAGCAAACACCCAGAACGGAATAATTCTTTTAGCGACACGATCAAAAGCAGACAAATCAGTGTAATCAAACTGCACCCTAGCGATGCGTGCAGCACCTGCCTCCAAACTGAAACCCTTATCAACAGCGTTCAACGCCAACGGCATACGAACAGCAATCTCAACGTTCTCATTCAAACGACGAGCACCAGCAGACAACCGTCCGCCAAACGGACGGAACACATAATCACCAACAGTATAAGCAGCACTAGCAACACGACCATTAAAACGGTTCCTGTCCCTACCGATAACAGGCACAATTTCGTCAATCATTCGACCGCCGCCAGTAGCAATAACCATACGCCACGCCGCCTCATAACGTGCCCTCTGCTCCTTGGGCAAACGCCTGATGGCTTCCTCTGGCCCAACACGATAAAGCGACCACATAAACTTGCGGCCCTCACGGAACTGGGAACGTGTCACACCATAAACAATGTTGTTAAACGCCGCTGTCAAAGCATTACGAACCGTAAACCCAGCAGTCAAAATAGCGGTACTCTTAAAGTACCGCAAATTAGCATCATACATTTCAACCAAAAGACTACGGTTAACAGGATCACCCAAAGCGTTCAACGCATTATCAATAAAGTCATCCTCAACATCCCCAGCCAACCGCTGAGACAACCTAGGTGACACCTGCGCCTGCAAGGCTTCAATGCCCTTCCAGCCGGTTTCCAAATCTTGAACCCAATCACCATCCATCAAACCTTGACGGACACGATCCTCCAACTCTGCGGCTTTGACAGCAGACAACTGAATTTGAGATGCGTCCGCTTCCAAACTAAACAACTGTGACATCACCCTAGTCAAAGCATCCAGTTCACCTTCATCAAGCCCATATGTCGGAAGATTGCGCATAGTTTCGTCAACCTTCTCCAACCATGCAATGCTCTGCTGGGTAGACGGCTGAAGTTTGCCCTTGGGGGGTTCGACCGGAGGTTTTGCGCCACGACCCTCAGGGAACACCCGATTGAAAACAGCATCCAAATCTTCCTGAACCCGATTTCTGACAGGCAAATCTGCCGGATCAACCGCTTTATTTACCCTAATGTTTGCCCCCGGCATATCGGCAATGATCGCACGAATCTTGGCAATATCAAAACGATACAAAATGCCAACCTCTTGTTCCCACACATCCCACAAGCCAGCCAAAGCAGAAGCAGTATCCAACTTGGAAGCAATGCTGTCACGCTTGCGTTCCAAAGATCGCAAATTCTTCACATCAGGATCATTCGCAACAACGCTATTAAACGAATTCTCAGCCGCAGTAACTTGCCTTTGCTTCTGTGCAAGTTCTTTTCTAGCGGCAGACAAATTCTCCTGCACACCCTCAACATCAATCTCACGGCCACGCTTGATGGCCTGCGCCCTGCGACGGGCAATAGCCTGACGATTAGACTTCAACGCCGCACCAGAAAGATTCTGCAACGCCCACCTGTCCAACCGGTCAGCAATACCAGCCACACCACTAGGCATACCGGCAGTATCCAAAAACACCTGAGCATACTTCGCTCGCAACCAGTCCTCAGCCAAAGCAATCTCGCCCTCGCCAGTATCAATAGCCGAACGCAACGACCTGATCCTAGATTCCAACGGGCCAACAACAGTCAAAAACTCGTCCTGAGCATCCGAAGTAGAACGAGCCGCACGACCAGAAACCTCAGCAATTTGACTTTCCAACTGGGCCAAACGATTACGCAACCGCTTCACATCAGCCCTAGCCCTAGACGACTTTAAAAAATTAGGGTTGCTGGCGTTCCTGATGCCAGCAATAATAGACTCCATAAAGTCCTTGGCACCAGCCTTGGCGGTGCCCTCGCCGGTACCAACGATCAGTTTGTCCACGCTGCGGAGCACAGATTCAAAACCGTCAATAACTGTACGCACTTCCTGTGCGGAAGGACCAGTAGACAACAACGGTTTGATTTGCGATGGACGGAACCTGAAAATGTTGTCAACAAAAGATTGGCGTTCAAACTGTCGCACCAAACTAGCCAAATACTTTCTGCCGTTAATCCCCACGTTTTCTTCAAACAGATCGACACCGTACTTGGCACGGAAAATGTCGTTCAACTCTGTGGTTGAACGACCACCATGAACCAAAGTTTCACCAAGAAAAGTATCCATGTCCCGACGGGCCATAGTGAACCCTTCGGCACGACCCAACTGTTGCGGAGACAGACCGGTGTCACGGCCAACCAAACGCCTGATAGCGTTGCCGTCCAAACCGTTACGTTTCTTGTTGGAACTGAACAGTGCTTTAGCACCTGAAGTGGTGGTTCGGTGGAACCAGTTGTCACGGGGAGTGATTTCATCTAGTCGCAATCCACGACGTTGAGAAATATCAAGACGTTCAGCATTAAAACGTGCCAACGCTTCATCCCGTGTCATGCGACGATACGCTTCCGCTATCTGACGCAAATTGTCAGGGACATCATTGATGATGCCTTCGGCAAAATCAATGACCATGCGGCTTTCTTCGGGTGACAATGTGTCTGCTTGACGCATCCACCTTTCATTATTGCCAGTCAAATCGCCTGCCAACTGGCGGGCATCCGCCTTTGCCTGCATCGTGCTAGCATGAATAGCGAACGCATCCAAAACCTGATCCGTAGTCAAATCAGCGTTCCTAGCAATATCAGTCAACCCGATCAAACTGCCCGGAGTCATAGCCGTAGCAGTAGCACCACCACCAATATCACCAAATCTGGCTCTTGCCGCACTTATACCGGCACCTAAAGTTTCGCTAACACTTTCAGTGCCGGGAACAGTTTGACCTGCAATCCGGATGCCAGCAGGCTCAAAAATTCCTTCACGAACCAAACTATCACGCACACTAGTAGGCAGATAGTTAGGGCCGTAACGGTAAATATCTGCCGCATACTGGGCTTTAACTGCATCATCTAACGGGACAGCCGTAACGCTACGCAAAAAATCTTGTGCAGCAGCAGAACGCCCAATCGCACCCTGATACTTCAACGGAGTCAAAATAGTGTAAGTCGTGGGATCAGCGCCAATACGAACACCCAATTCTAATGCGGTGTCAAAACCAGACACCCAATCGTTGCCAGACAAATCCTTGCCGAACAAGGCTTGGGCTGTGTCTTGAATTGGCTTATATTCGGGGTCAAAATCAGGATCACCCCAACGCTCACTAAGCGGACCTATTGTCTGCCTAGTTAAATCAGCAAAAGAAGTTTCCTGACCCTCAGTAAAGAAATCAGTCAACTCCTTCGCATACGACTGCAAACCCCTAAAAGGAGTTTCAACAAATTGACCAGCGGTGCTCAACGCACCAGCAGCACCTTCCTTGATAGGGTCCTCAACCCTAGACGGCAACAACTCAAACAAACCCTTAGCCAAACCGGCAATACCGCCAGTAGATGCCGCCTCACCAATCTCAATCTGCTCAATCTGCTCACGAACCTGCTGTCTTTGCTCCTCCGGCAAACTAAACATTCCAGCCAACTCGGTGCGAGCCTTAGCGGCAGCATCACGAACATCGCTTTCAGAAACAAAATCTTCCGGAGCGACCTCAGGGCCACGTTCCTCACGACGCTCCGCAGAAACATCCCGCAACAAATTAGACAAATCCAACTGGGTGTCAGGTTGCGGCGGTTCAGTTTCCTGAACACGCCGCTGAACAGCAGGCCGAGAAGCCCCCAACGTAGTCCTTTTAGGCGGAGACAAACGAGCCGGAATATCAACCTGCTCAACAACTTGCTGCATTGGCAGAGGGACAGGACCGAACTCTCTGCCAGTCAACCTAGAAATATAAGAAGAAAAATCTTCACCAGCAGCACGGGTAGACCGTGAAGCAGGAACACTAGGTTGTGAACTAGATGGCCCGCCCGGAGAAAACGGGCTGCGAATAACTGGCATTAGCCAACCATCCGCCCATAAGACTGAGCCTGACGCATCGCATCCAAAAACGGGGTACGACCCTGAGAAGCCATACGTTCCCCCTCACGGGCAGCACGACCAGCCAAAATTCTCTCCTCCTCCAACAACATCCTAGCCAAATCCTCCGAATAACTAGGCGCACGATACCCGCCCTGTCTGCGCAAAGGAGTAGGAGCCATATCAAGTGCAGGACCAACATCATAAAAACGAGTAAACGGTTTAGCAATCTGAGAAATAGCAACCTGCTCAGCCTCCGTAGGCTCAGGCCGAGGAGGCAAAGCAGAACGAACCTGACGTTCACGCTCAGCACGCTCAACATCACGCAAAGCCTTCATCTGCAACTCGCCTGAAGCAGCAGCAGGCTTGGAACGTTCCTGAATCATTGACTCCAACAAAGACAACTCGGTGCCACGCTGAGTTGGCTTACGCATCTGACGGATATCTTCAGTCGTAAACTGGTAACGTTCTGTTGGATCAGGCAACAACGCCAAACCGGGAACACCAATATCCTTAAAATAATCCAGACGTTCCTCAGAAACATCAACACCCTTAGGACCCTGTTCCCAAATTGCTTTCTGAGAAAGCAAATCAATTAAATCAGAATCATCAACGTTGGTTCCCCATTGCAACCTTTGCGAACGGAAAGTGCTAGCATCATTTTCAAAAGCAGAAAAATCACTTTTCAACCTTCGGATATCTGATTCCAACACACCAGCGTTCAACAACAAATCGTTTAGACTCAACTCCTCTTTGCCAATAACCGCAGCAACCTCAGGAGACAACCCCGGTCCGCCTTCAGCCTTTGGAACAGTCCACTGGTCAACAGGCAAAGACTCATCAAAAATTTCGTTTACAGCACCGGCACTGGTAGTTCCCTTTTCAATCTGATCAAAGAAACTGCCAACAATATTCCACACAGTCGGATTCGACTGGTAACGATTCTTAATTTCGTTAATGAAAACAGGGGGCTGTTGAGAAACACGTTCAGCATCAATCTTCTGCTGCAACGTGAAACCTTCCTCATTCCAATCTTCCAACGCCTTACGCCCAGCAGACGACAAACGTTCTTCCAAACCAGAAGCAATTTGTGCAGGACCAAACAAACCGATACTGGTCAACAACTCAGGGTCCAACAACTGGGCCTGAGTTGTTCTACCTACACCATCATCGCCAGCAGCGCCAGCCAACACATCAGGAAACATCCCATAATTCTGGCTATATTGCAAAGTTTGCAACAAAGCGTTCAGTTCTTCATCAGTCAACGGAGGCATCAGGCAATCGCTCCTGCCAATTCAATTTCCAACAACCTGTCACGCAAAGCATCAGCAGCCGCACGTTCCTCGGCACGAATCTGCGCTTCAGCCTCAGCGCGCCGCCTAGCGATATCCTCCAAAGCAGCAACACGATTCAACTCGGCAGCAGTGTAACCCTGCTGTTCCATAGCCAAAGCCGCAGCCAAACGGGCTTGCCGTTCACGTTCCAAACTAGAAGTCATACCGGCTGCCGCCTGCTGGCTGGCAGCCAACTGGTAACCCAACAACTCACGGGCAAACTGTGCTTCAGCAGACACAGGATCAGCGGAAGCACCCAATGCACGCAAATAATCTACACTCACACCCGGAATATTAGGTGCCCCAACATCATAAACAAAAGCCGCCTGAGGGTCCAATGACTGAAGCGCTGTCTGCAAAGTTGCTGCTGCTCCCCTGATGCGCCCAGTAGAAGTACCAAAAATGTTTGCTAAACGTTCCTCTTCGGCAGCAGCCCTTGCAGCCAAAGCATCATATTCGGCTTGATAAGAAGCAGGAACCCCCGCTAAACGTGATTCCAACAACTCACGGGCAGGACCATAATCCGGCAAAGCAGCCCCACCACCACCTCCGCCGCCGCCAACAGCGGCGGCAGCATCCGCTGCACGTTGAGCATCATAACCAGCAGACAAATTGCGGTAATAATCTTTTACAGAGTCTAAAGCAATATCTTGTCTTTCAGACCAACCACCTCTAGGCGGGGTAATTGATGCGCCCAAACTGCCGAACTGTGGTGCCGAATCTGACGGTGTTTCACGACGAATTTGCTGCAACCTGCTGCTGAGAGCATCAGCGGACGGCATCGGCAAAGTAGTAGGCCGAACCGTAGGAACAGAAACCGTCCTAGTTGGGGTAGCGGTCTGCCCACGATCCGAAGGCGGACGATTACGGTCAACATCCTGCAAATACACAGGACGACGAACACCTCTAGCCATCACAATCCCCTAACTAAACAGTCCGGTCATCGGTGCTTCCTGCCGCAACATTGCGGCATCAGCAATAATTTGTTCCGTGGTTTGGAAACGCAAACGATCCAACGCATCCTGCAAATCCTCAGCCGAAATCTGCTCACCCAACTGAATACCAGCCTCACCCAACTGCTGACGTTGAGCAATATCCCCCACACCACGCTGATACTGACCGATATAATCCTGCATAGCCCGATTGAAAATACCGGACCTACCAAGGCCACGCTGAGCATAACCAGTAATCTGCGGCTCCGCCCCCTGCTGATACGCCCTAGTAAGATCACGGGTGCTTCGCTGTGTCTCCGCACCCAAACCGGCACGTTGCAACTGGGCACGCAACTGGGCCTGCTCACGCTGACGGCGTTGAGCGGCCTCCCCCAAACCAAACCCCTGCGGGTCAGCAAAAGAAGCACGGGAACCCCGTGCCAACAAATCAGGAGAAGATGTCAACAAACTACTAGCCATCACTAATACCTATATCGTTCTACTTATCCACAGGCCCACAGGTTACGGCAGGCACAACACATGAATATGCACATCCGTATTCGATCTATCATTACCGCTGGTTGACACCAGAAAGTGAATAGTCACATTCGTATCATCATGCGAATCAACATGAAACGCACCCTCATCATGGCTACTGGCAGCCACATGCTGTTCCGTAGCAATAATCAACGACGGAGTAAACGATGCCCCATGAGCAAACGTCAACTCCCCAACAGCATTTGTCGTCCCCTGAACTTCCAACCAATGCCCAACATTAGACGCAAAATAGCGACGCAAATACTCTGTCAACGACAAGAAAATGTTGCGTAACGGCAACTGGTCAGGGCCACGCAAATTCGTGAGTTGCGGGGCGAACCACGGTTCGTCCCGCCTCACGGCTTATAACCCCGTGGATTATAATTGAACGTCAC